TCTCTTCCGATCTCTAACCATTTATCTTATGATATTATATCTAAGAAAGCACATTCAAAATCTTTAGAGTTTGGTTCTGCACCACATTGGGTAGACCCCGATGAATTGAAGAGTTGGGCTAGAAGAAAGTTAGGTGATGAGGACAAAGCCTTCATGGTTGCTAGAAGTATTAGCAAGAAGGGAACTAAGAAACACCCTTTTATGACTCCAGCCTACATGGAAACTAAATTAGAAGTAGCTGAAATTGTTAGAAAGCAATTACAAAATACTTAAAAACAAAGGATTCTATAGAATATTATGGCTAATGAAAAAACTATACTAGCAGATTTTCTAAATGCGAAAGTACCTAATCTTAGAGATGGTACAACTAATTGGATTTTTCCAAATATGACTAATGAGCCACCTACTGAAGATGAATTTCCTAGAGTATATTTAACGAATAATGCTGGAACTGCTAATAGAATGGGGAACAATGTTGCTATTGTGGCTTACAATAAGAACACTCAAATTACAATCTATGTTAAGAGGGGATTCATCTACAATGAAGATGATGTTGATTATGAAGGAGATTTCTTGGCAGATTTAATCGGACAGAAAATCACAGATGCTTTTGAAGAATTTGGTTCGGAACTGTATCCAAATTTATTTGATATTGACATTGCTACTACTTTGACTGATATGGACTTTGATTATGATAAAGATGTTATTGTTAAATTTTTAACTGTGGATTACACCCACCTGAAATTATAATGAAAAGACTTATAAATAAACACTCACTGGTAATATTATGGTAATCGGAATCGGAAGAACTGAAAATGTTGTATGGAAACCTGAAGTAGATTATGGAGTATTAGTTACTGACTTTGAAGACGCTGAATCTATGGGATATGATGTTAAGGTGACTCCTAATTTTTCACATAATTTTGCAGAGATTGATAATAACGGTGGTAGCGACGCTGAAATGGTTGCTTTGAAAAAGAACACTACACTATATCCTTTCACAATAGAATACATCCCTACTAACTTTAAGATGCTAAAATATAATACACACAGTGGTGTTGTAAGTAATGATGTTATCTCTGGTGGATTTGACCACACTTTCTTAACTGCTCTAGCTATCGAATCTTTCTCTATGAAATGGATTAGACCACAAGATACTGACCAAGTTTTAGATTTCCTAGGTGTTACTGTTAAGAGCTACAAGTTACAATTCTCTAAAGGAACTGGTGGTAAGGATGCTTTTGTAAAAGTAGTTATGGAATGTATTGCTCAGGATGTTGTTGAAGGTTCTGCTCTATCCGCTACAATCAAAGAGACTGGTGAATGTTATACTTTTGATACTGTTAGACTAACTATTGATGATATTGTTTATGACGAAGTAAACTCTGGTGAGATTAACCTTGATAATGGAATCACTGACGAGGATACTCTTTATGCTTCAGTAGATTTGAATGGTAAGATTGGAGAACCAGTTTGTACTAAGAAGTCTTACGATTTCACATTTAATATTAACCAAAAGGATAAGACATTATACGATGGATTTACAGGAGAGGTTCTTACAGGTGTATCAAAGTTAGAGATAATTAGAGGAGCTACAGCAGACAGTGTTGAGATTACATTCGGGAGTTTGTATATCGGGAACGCATTGGGTGCAACTAATATGGAAGGTATCACGAACACAGACGTTGTTGGTAGACCTATGACATTAGGTATTGTAGTGGAGGATGGTTTAGATGACTATTAATGATTTTGTTCTGGATGAAGATGTTAAATTTACAACAGATAGCGGTGAGTTTACTTACAAAAAACTTTCAGTTAAAAGAGAGCTTTCTATGGATGCTAAGTATTTTGTAATAAAGGAAGAGCTTGATATGCAGTTATACGCTTTGTATAAAGTTGCGTTTGGATTATCTGCTATCCCATATAATAAAGAAACTATCAATTCTGTTATCAGCGTCGACAAAGAGTGGTCGGAATTATCTATGGATGACAAACTACAACTTTTGAATAAGATGTCTTCTGCTGTTTTTGCTGAGATAACTGTTGCTATTGCTAAGATTGAAACTTCTTCCGAAGATTTAAAAAAAAAGTTATAGATAAAATTCTGTTTTCTGGTGACTCTATTTCATTTGATAATAGACGACAAAAATTACTTTTTCTAAGATATAAGTCTTTTAACAAGGGTATGTCTATGCTTGACTTCGATTCTATGAGTGTTGAAGATGTTTTTATGTTCTCTGATATTGAAGATGCAGAATTTGAGAAGGCTAAAAGACTTAAAAAGAGAGATGAACTGATAAATACAATGGGTGCATTAAATTAAAATGACAGAAGTAGGAAAAATAAGCGTTAAAGCAGAATTGAATACCCAAGATTTTGATAGGGGTAGTGAAAAGGTTAAGTCTAAATTAGACGAAGTAAAATCAAAGTCTAAGTCTGCGGAAAATGATTTTAGTAGAATGAGTAAAGGTTTAGGAACTTTAGGTGGGAAACTTTTGGCTATGGGTAGTGCGGGTCTTATGGGTATTGGTGCTTTAGCTAGTTCTTCTCCCGCTCTTGCAGGTGCTATGACTAGGATTAAGTTAGCCACTGACCAATTAATACGTTCTCTTGGTGAAGATTTAGCTCCAACTTTTGAGTGGTTAGCAAGAAAATATCAAACTTTTGTATCTTTCATGGATGAGCATCCTCTTTTTTCAAAAGCTGTTGTAGGAACATTAGCAGTTGTTGGAGCTATCGGAGCTATTATGTTATTAGGTGTTTGGGTGGGTAAGGTTTTTACTGCTGTAAAAATGGTGGGAACTGCTTTTGCGATATTAAATGCTTGGAAGGCTACTGCTTTATTAGGTGTTATTGGAACTATTGGACTTGCTTTTGCAGGAATTGGATTAATTATTGCGGGTTGGAAAATGCCTGATTGGATTACAAAATTCACAGATTACATAGGATTAACAGACCCAACAGACCCTTCGATGTCACAAGATATTATAAGAGGGGTTACTAAGATTGGTGCTACTACTGCAACTTTTGCGGCTGGGGGGGCGGCTCTTGGAACTATAATTCCAGGTGTCGGAACAGCAGTTGGTGCAGGTATCGGTGGGGCGTTTGGATTTGGTAAAGGTTTATATGAAACCTTAATGACAAATGCTCAAATTGAAAGAGATTATGGAGATGGAAATAACAATAAAGTTTTAAATGATAGTAGCAATACAAATACTACGAACAATATAACAAATAATAATCAAAGTGGAATGTATAACCCCGACGCTATAGCTAGAAAAGATTGGGAATTAAACAATACTAATTTCGGTGGATAAATAATATGGCAAATATGAAAATAGAAAACTACGAAGGAACAGCAGATACTTTTACTTTCCCGAACAATCCAAGTTCGGTAGATAGGTCTGGGATTTCTAGTGTAGGAATTAAAGAGACAGCAAATGCACCTTTCCCTGTTATTACATCTAATGGGTCAGTTAGACCTAAATCAATTATCCTTTCTGGTCACGTCTCTGGCTCTTCTAAAGAATCTGACATGAGAGCAATCAATAAACACTTCTTACTTGAAACTAACCAATTAAAGAAATTGTATTGGGAAGATAATAGGTTCATGCTTGGTGTCGGAGTGGATTGTAAGAGCATTAACACTGGTGGAAGAATTGGGTTTATTGATTATGTATGTGGTTTCAAACAAATAGTCCCTGTTGTGTTCGGAGATGTTTTGCATACAACTGTTTCCAATGGTGGTGACGCTCCAACTTATGTTGAAGAGATTACTTGTACCTATGATGGTTCAGGAGATGTTGTATTCACTGACGTTGAAGGTCGTAACTTTGAAATCTCATCTTCACAATTATCATCTAGTGATGTTATAACATACACATTTGTTAAAATGAATGATTCTGGTTCAGGTGTAATGTTAACTGAGTATGCAATTTTTGAGATTAATGGAGTAGTTACAAAGGCTGTTAATTCTGTCGGGGGTTATGGTGCATTACAAATTCCTTCTGGTGGAGATAATACAGATGTTAGTATAACGAATGTCACTGGGGTCACAACTAAATATCGTGACGCTTACTCATTATAATGGTAAATTACAAGGTTAGATTAACTAATCAAACTACGTTTGTTACTTCAACTTTTGATGGAAATAGTTTTTGTCAATACACTGATAGATTAAACAATGTCGACGAAGCTTCGGTTAAATTACCTGCGTCTACTCCTGAGACTAGGGAACTATTTGAAGTTGGTATAAATAACAAAGTTGAGATTTTGAAAAATGGTGTTGTTGAGTTTACTGGTTATCCAGTTGGTAAATCTTTTTTGGACGGTGGAGGTATATCTCTTAGGTGTGTTTCAAAGTTAGCATTATTGTCTAGGGATGGTTACGACGCTGATGAAAAATGGATTAAGAAACCAACAAGTGTAATAGCAGGTGATATTATCTCGGATGGTGGATTCAATGCAGGTACTATAGAAAATGCTTTCACTTTAGATTTTAAGGCTAAGGTTAGTTCCTCTTATTTGAATGTTCTTCAGAATTTGAGGAAGAAAACAAATCAGGACTTATATTTTAAGGATAGTGATTCAACAGTAAATTTGGTTGACCACAAAGGTAGCGAGACTTCTGTTATGACTCTGAATGATGGATTAGATTTCGTCAACCCAATCTTTGACCAACTAGAGCCAAAGGGAAATAAGATTATTGTTTATGGTAGTGGTGTTGGTAATCAGAGAATTGTTAGCGAGTACCCTGCTCATGGACAAAATTCAGATAGTCAGACAAATTGGGGATTAATTGTTCACACTGAGACAGACCCAACTATTGTGTCAACTCTTGAAGCAAACAAATTAGCTGATGTTCTTGCGATTGTTTATGGAAGTGCAATCAAGTCATACAAATTCGATTTAGTAAATCCTTCTTTAGATTTGGAGAGTGGTGATGTTATAACATTAAACTCTTTGGAGAAAGACATTATTTCTGAGGAAGTTAGAATCTCTGAGATTGAGAGAGGTTGCATTGGCGGAAATGAATTTCTTACACTTACAGTTGCCAACAAAGAATACTCACAAGTGTTTAAGAAAAGGAATGAAGTCCTCGGTGGAACTAATAGAAAGGTTAGAGATACTGATACTTATACTGATGGCTCTGAGAATACTTTGAACTATGTTAATGCACAAAACTCATCTATGAATGATACTAAAGAAATTATATTAAATCTTGCACCAGAAGATGTTTTAGACTTCGCTGGAAATCCTAGAATTAATTCTGTCACAGTCGACTATAAGATTGAGGGTGCATTACAAAATACAGCTTACGGTATCAATAACGATTCAACAATCAATGGAGATGGTTTGGCTTTAGAAGTCCATGATGCTAAGACAACATTCTATGGGGCTAGTGTTTATACAACTGATTTACCTATAACGACAGCTATAACAGATATGACATTTTTGAATATTGATGGTGAAACCTATTTATTCATGTGTAGAGGTAGTTCTACCCAAGCTTTAGTTTATAAATATGATAAGGCTAACTCTAAGGAATGGGATATTGAAACTGGCAATTTAGATAATATCAGTAATATGAATAATTGTTCTTCTTTTGAATATAATGATGAGACTTATTTGTATGTTACTGGTGGAGCTAGTAATATGGTTTTGTTTGTTTGGAGAAGTGGGGCGTGGCAATTCACATCAGATTATTCTGACGGAACAATTCAAGAGGATGGATTACCTGTTGGACAACAAAATAATCCAGATGTTTTCTGGGATAACGGTAAACTGTATTGCTTAGTTGCTGACGATGATTATCTAACTACTGGAAATTCAAGACTTGTTTTTTATCAATATAGTTTCACAGGAGAAGTTTGGATTGCATCTGCAACCAACACACTATTAGAAGGATTACCCTATACTGAGTTGAATAACACCTCGGTTGTCGGACTAATCAAACATAATACTTACACTCATCTTGGAAGGCTCTATATGATTCACATCGTGGATGCTTCAGGAATAATAGATTTGAAACACTATATCTGGAATTATGATTCTTGGGAGTTAGCAACTGATGCTGAGATTCCATACACTATGCAAGTTGATGGATTAACTGATAGTAATTATGATGAGGCTGGTGCTGTTTGTGTTGGGTATGTTTCAAATAATCTTATGTATATGTATTATGATAGTTCAGGTTTCCCTGTTGCTAGGGTTACAAGAAACACTTTCCAATTATTGAATCAAGAATGGTTCGATGGTCTTGAAGGATATAATCTTCCTCTAAGTGATTTTGATAGTGCTGGGGTTTACAAGATTATTTATTCAAGCAACATCCTATCAGCGACGCTGTTGGACTACGCTACAATTAATGTGAATATCAAACATCAGAAGACAAATTAAAAAGGGAAAAACTTATATATCTTAATATCCTATATATTATAGTGAGGGTAGGGTTTCTCAAACTCTTTTCACCTCTTCCCTACCTTCATCGTTACTCAGTAGTACTTTTAGAAATGCTTTTAAACATCAAAAATACTGTATAACTATGTTAGCATCTGAGAACTATAATGAATTGAAGATAAGCCCAGAAGACTTCTCTGTACTTCCTAGAGGCAGGAAAGATAAAATAATTTATGAGAATCTAATCTCAATCAAAAATAGATTAGAAACAAATAAGGACGCTGACAACAAATTTCAATCTACCACAATAATGACAAATCGTATTCATTGGATATGGTTATTCTTATTGACCGTTGCCTTTGGTTTAAAAAAATATATACCTTTTGCATCTAGTCTATTCTTTATAGCATTAGTCTAACGCTTTTTCTTCACGACGCTATAAGATAAGTCATCACGCCATACACCTTCAAGAACTGGGATTATCAAATCTCCTTCTCTGTGATTCACTACCTTATTCAACCCATTCAAATATTCAATAAAGAACATTAAGTCCTTCAAATCACTATGTGTTATCTCATAACTAGAATATGTATTTTTACGAGTAGCTCTAAATATTTCTAATGCGTTTCTGAAGTGACATCCCTCATCAGCCATTTTGTCTTCACAGGTTCTCCCTATGCCAACATACTTTTTATAAACCAGCTTCATAATTTTGTAGGTTGGAGCATTACCATTCTTATCTCCATTCTCCAATTTCTCGAATATAAAATCAACATCCTCATCAATCTTTGTATCATACTCAACTACTTCAAGTTTATTCTCAGGATTCATTCGGATACAGAGTTTAGCAAAATCAGACCTTTCCATAATTAAACCTCAGCCAATATTTTATCTAACTTTTTAATAAGATAAACTGCATTTAATTCTTCTGGGTCAATTCTTACTTTCAACATTATCTCCTTCAACGCAAGAGCTTTAGATTTCCTGTCCCAGTGATGGTAGCTTTCAAGTGCTTTTACTTCCTCAGTTAAATTTGGATGCTTCACCATAACAGCATACCTGAAGGCTTGAAGCTCTTCCCTAATATCAAAATTCTTATACATCTTTACTTTTTTCATCGTATTCTCCTACATTCATCAATATACAAATATCTAATCTTCTTAACCATAGCGAAACCCTCTTCGCTCTCAATAGAGTTATACATCTCCGAAATTTTATTATCAAATATTCTTTCTTCGTTTCGTGTTAATTTCTTTATTACCATTTAATAGCCTCCCCTACATCTGTTTTGATAACGCTGTCTTATTTGTCTAGGTGTTTTCCCAACATTATGTATTTGTTCAGCGACCTCGAAGATAACAAATCCCAATCTACTATGTAGCTTCCTCAATTCTTTCTCTGCCTCGATTCTGCATTTGTGCATTTCTTCCATATCTCTATAAACATGTGTGTCTGCAACTTGAACTATGTGGTCTTGAACACCAGAGCCATGACACATCTCACAAGTTCCATACAACCCTTTCTTGTCATATCCAGTTCCTTTACAATACTCACATTTCAATGTCTCCTTAACCGTCTCCACTTTAGGAATAAACGAGAAGTGTATTGGAATAATATCTTCCTTATGAGTATCTTGATTATACTTTTTTTCATAAGCCATATTAATTTCAACCAGACCCATAGCATATTTGTCTACTATACTTTGGGCTACATCCACTCCACCAAATTTCACATCTGCCTGAGTTGCAAAAGGGATTTTCATTCAAACACCTCAGTTGTTTTACCTTTGTGTATTATTCTACCCAGTGCATCAATTTTGTTCAGAGCATACCACTCCGAAGCTAGATTATTTTTTACATATCCAAGGCTATACCCAAAACATATCAATACACCTACAAGAACTGTGAATGTAGTTTCTTCATTCGTAGCTAAGACGAATGGGAATCTCTTTCTCAATTCTTGGTAGAAAGTTCTCTTAATATATTCCTTCAAAACGACAGCCTTTAAATCCTCACCTCTTGTAGCTGAACCAAAGTTCTTACCGTCGACGTATAAGGTACATCTATCTTTACCGTTACGGTCTTTTGTAATTTTAAATTGAAATCTTTTTTCTATTTTATTTTCCATTGTTATTAACCTCCTTATCTTCAAATTCTAATACTCCTTTTTTACATTCTCTGCACCAATAACTTATGTGGGGCTGAGGTAATTCTCTCCACTGTTTCACATGAGTAGTTTCCTTTTTACAGTGAACGCACTTTCTTTCTATAAGCTCTGGTCTCGTTTTCTTTTGTTGTTGTTTTGTTTTTCTTTCCATGAGTATAAGACCTCCTGATTTTCGTCAGGAGGCGAAATGAATACCGAACGATTTCGGCGGTGTATATGGCTTCTCGGTGTTGAGGTCGAAAAGACAATTATGATTTGTGATTTGTGATTAATATTACCTAATAGTATTAGTATTAGATACTATTTAAATGTTTCCTTTTTTATCTTTTGTTCAATTATATATTTTGCTATCTTTAATAACACAATATCGTTTTTCTCTCTTTGACCCTCAACTGTAGCCTCTAAATCAAGCAAGGCTTTTGGTGAATACTTCCTCATAATATTAGATATGTCTCTTGTAATAATCTTCTCAGCGTCGCTGTTTATTGTAAATTTCATAAGTCTAGCACCTCAATATTCTCCATAATTTTCTGAATCTTACCATTGTGTTCAAGTCTCTTAATGATTTGCCCCAGCCTTTTCTCGTCAATACCTTTGTCCGACAACATGAATTTAACTTCGGTATAAGTGAGATTTTTCTTACCAGTTGCCATAAGAAGTTTGTGAACCTCAGTTGATTCAACTTCAACCTTAGCTTTCCACTCATCGAGCCTATCATCTCCCTTCTTCTCCTCGACAGTTTTACCAGTGTTAATAAATCCTAACTCATCAATATTATCCTTGTTGATTCCAAGTGAATCAAATGAAGCCAAAATAATAGACTTGGCAATTTCTATATCTCCTTCGTTGACTTCATTTGATAATCTAATTTTAGCACTGGCTTGAGCCAGTCTCATCATACCTGTAAAAAATCTTGCGTTCATTGGAAAGGCTTTCATCTCTACGTTCCCCTTCATCTTAGCAACCATGTCCAAAAAGAAATCATTAAGTGTGTCAAACATCTCTGGAGAAAACTTCGGCTTATATGTCCGACAATGTATCATATACTTCCGATATAATTCAATCGAAATCAACTCAGCCTCATCTTCCTTACCAAAATAAATCATCTTGTTAATGCTAGTAATCTCCTCATCAGTGTGTGCGGACTCAATAGCAAAGATTAGGTCAAATCTATTGATTAGTGCAGGTGGTAGACCCATTTGTTCTATCTTGGGTATTCCTGTCCTAAAATCGCCCTTACGAGGATTAGAACACGCAATAATAGAGGTCTCTGCTCCCATAGTCGCCTTGATTCCAGCCTTGTTTATAATAACCTGTCCCTTCTCCATTGGAGTGTGTAGTGATTTGATGTGGTCTTCGTGCATTTTCTCCAACTCGTCTAATTCGATGAACCCACCATGAGCCTTAACCATAGAACCAGCCTTCAAAGCCCAACGCCCAGTAAGCTCTTCCTTCTCAACTCCAGCAGTCAAACCAACAGCAGTTGTGTTGTCACCACTCACAAATATTGACTTAGGAACTCGGAGTTTATGGTTCTCAAGAATCTCAGATTTTCCAGTTCCAGGTGAACCGCAGACCAATAAATGAATCATACCTCGTGTATTAGCTCCCATAAGCTTTTGCTCTTTTACTCCACCTGCCATTTGAAGCACAGTAGCTTTCTTAATATCCTCCATCCCCGAAATACTCGGTGCAAAGTTGTCCGTCAACTTCTTGAATGGGTTGTCAGACGCAATCTTCTTAATCTCCTCCATGTCCTCTGCGGTGATTTCATCATCCAAGTTGTCTTCCAAAGTCTCAATCTTCAATGCCTTGATTACAAATTCCCTAATCTCCAATTCTTTCTTGACATTCAATTTCTCAGAAGTAACAATCCCACAAATCCTAACTCGGTTTCCTCCAACCAAATCCTCTCTAATTTCCTTAGGAACTCTGTCTCCAATAAGTTTGATTCTCATTCTTTGAGCCTGTCTTGAACCAACCTCGTCTTGTATCTCTGTTGCTACTAACTCTTGAACATCATGTTCTACAGTGCTATCATATTTCATTTTCTTTTCACAATTAGGACATTCAGGAGCTTTCTTCTTAGCTTGATTAGAAACAGCCCCACAGGATTCACATTTGTAAACATGGCAGACAACCTCAATATATACTTGGGTAATTGAATCAATAGAACAATCAAATATAATTGGCTTATTACTGTGAGTTTCTCGGATTGTTCCTATGCTTAACTCTTCATAATCATAATCATCAATGGCTATATCAGTTTCTAGTTTTCCCTTTGTTGAACCATCTTTCATTATTTGTTTTTCAACCACCATGAAGTCTGTTATAAAAAAATTAGATTCTTCTTTCAAATTCTGAACTAACCACGACGAGGTTTCTCCCATTCTGAATCCAATTTCCATAACTATTTTAAGAAGAACTTTATGATACTCTTTTCCAGACTTTGATTTTAATACAGAAATCATCCCACCTATTTTCTTAATATTCTCTTTCTCAATATTTACATTAGAAGTTTTATTTTGTGGAGGTTTCACCATTTTTTTATTCAACACAGTAGGTATTTAAACTCTATCTGGATTCTGTGTCTCCGAATTTTGTTCAGTCTTCATTTCTTCTAATGCTTCCATTACAAATTCACCTACAAGGTCTATATACTCATCGAATGAGTCAACCCTACCACTGAATTTATTAGCAAAATCTTTGTATCTATTTCTTACAAAATCGTTTGTAAGCTTAACTCTGATATATCCCTTAGCAGTAATTATCAAGTGAGCTTTCATCAAATCTGTTGTGATTATTTTGAACTCCTCAGCCTTTTTAATCTCACCTCTTAGGAATTTCATCTTAACTTTACAAATAGATAACTCTGAGTTTAACCATTCCAAATTCTTAAATTTCTCTGTAACAGCGTCCCTGACAAACTTAGATTGATTACAATCAATATCATTCATTCTATCTATGTTTTCCTCATTCATCAAAACACTTATGTTAATATTCTTTACCTCTTCCATTAGAAAAACACCTCCACCTCCGAGTATTTTTTAGAACAACATCCGTCGCAACCATAAGTATATCCTGACTTACCTAATTTTTTACTAGCCCACACAGTATGTCCAACACCATGTTTACAAACCCACTCTATTCTACCGTCGCTTCTGAATTGGCAATCATTCCATAAATCAAGTTTCTTCAACATATCAACAGCTTCTCTCTGATTGAATTTGTCTAGCGACTGTTCTTTGTTTCCAACGAAACACTCACAATCTTTATTATAACAATTGAATATTATCATATCATCATAAACAGTCTTCTTCATACGATTTCCACATTTACAAATTTCCATTATTTTTACCTCGAATTTTCTCTATTCTTTCTGTTACCTTAGCTTTTCCATCATTCATTCTAGCTCTGAATGTTGTGCAACCCTCGCAGAACATACATCGGCACAGTCGTCCTGCCTCTCTTTGCTCGTCTGTGATTCCACAGTTAACCATTCCACCCATGTTGAATCTCTTCTGATTCTTGTGAATCATACCGTTCAATACTGTTGAGTTGTTTTTTTCCATATTATTCAGAGTCCTCCAAGAACAATCCTTGTCTATCCATTACTTCTAAAATAGAAGTTTGAGTTTTAAATTCGTATTCACTGAAAGATTCTTCTCTACTATAACTATCACCAACCTTATTAGATACAAGCCACATACCGATTTTCTTATCGTATGATACTTTCTTCAGAATATTAAATCCTCCGAAACCACCGACGTTGCTGACGATTAATCTTACTGTGATTATATCTTTACTCGCTAATTTTTTTAACTCTTCTATAGTTTTTATTTTCTTGTTTACCATTTTTCTAATATTAGATAGTATTAATACTATTTAAATGTTTCCTTTTTTTACCAATATTCAGTCTATTTCGACCATATTTGCACCAAATTCGGCTATTTCTGGGTGTTTTTCTAAAATATCTGCCTCTATCTTTTTCACAACTTCAGAGACTCTTTTTGTCTCAGGGTCATACTCATCGTCTGAAATCTGTTTAAAAATGTCATTCAGTATGTGTTGGAATCTTATCTCGTCAAACAAGAAAACATTAAGGGCATGATTGGCTATGTCATCGAATTTCTCTCCAGTCAATTTTGAGTAAGTTTCCAGAAGACGGATGTTCCTTTTGGTGAGTTTGATTTGTTTTGTAACCCTTGTATTCCATATCATATCAGTGTAATTGAAATCTTTAGACTTTTTCATGATAATTGGAATATTGTTAAGTATTTAAAGTTTACTATTATTAGATATTAAAATAGTGCTAAAATGTTATTACTGGTCAATGAAAAAAGTCGTTGTTACTCAAAAGGGGTGCTATGAGATAATGCGAGTTTTTGGTCAAAAAATGGACGATAGTGCGAGTTTTTGCCTAAAATAGTGGAGATAATGCGAGTTTTTATTTTGAGATTATTGTGTTTTAGGGCGATATGCTGACTCGCCTTCGGCTCGTAAAATTGTCGGACATCTTTTTAATACTGTCTAATACTATATATAGCCTGTTTTGCACGAGTTAAGGATTAAATAAATAAATAAAAGGTATATAATTGCTTTTTTTTAATAATAATATTTATATTATTATTTATTTATTTATTTTTCTACATAGTTTTCTTTTTCTTTTCCCTGCCCTGCGGGTGGTCGGTTAGTAGTATTTGATTAAGGTAGTATTTGATTAGGGTAGTTATTTGAAAGTAGTAGATACTATTAAAAAGCAAAGCTTTATATAGTATAATATCCTCTAATATTTATGGAAGAGAAACAAATTACAAATGAAAAAGAACTTACAGAGAAGATTGTGTCTAAGGAATTGGAAGCTAAAGAGATGGTTAAGAATTTGTGTATTAATTGTGGTGAGGAGAAAGAAGATAAGAAGGGTACTCAATGTGATGCCTGTAAAGCTTTGTCTAACCAAGAGTTCTACGAGATTACAGATTATAAGAAATCTTTGATTCATTTCAGAAAGGTTATGAAGAAAATTCCTGAGAAGGAAGAGAAGAAGAATCTAAAAAACACATTCAAAGAAGCTGAAGAAAAAAACATGGTGATGGGTATTATGCCATCTCGATGTCCTTATTGTGATTTGCTGAGTAAGAACTCAGAATGTATCACTGGCTTCGTCAGAGACTCAGACGAGTATAAAAAGTTTGTAATTGGTAAGGAACTACCTAAGTTGGTTTGTAAGCGGTGTGGAGACCTCTCGCTGTATTTAAAGTGGCAATATGACTTTGAGCATACAGAAAGTGTGAAGGTTTTAGAATTGGTTAAGGAGCTTATTGGAACTGTCAAGGCTAGGAAAATCAAGGAACTAGCTGATGAGAAGATTGACCAAGCTCAAATTACACAAGAATCAAAGGAGGACAAAGATTAATATGGAAGATAAAAATAAACTTTTAGATGCTAGAGATAAACTTTATAAAGAAGGTCAAGAAGCAATAATTAGAAAATATAAAAACATAAAAGAAAATAAATCAACTGAATCCATTGAATCCATTGAAAAGGATTTTGAAGAAATCACAGAAAAAATTTATGAAATAAATGAAAAGATTGACAAAACTGAAAAGGAGGATTCAAATTAACATGGAAGATAAAAAAATAGAAGACACTAAAGGTCAGCCAGAAGGAGTTTATGTTAGAAAGGTCTGGAAGAATAAATCTAATGGTCAAAAGCTAGTTACAATCCCAAAAGATTGCCCTATTGAAGACGGTGAAGAAATAATATTCAAGAAGAAGGAGGAAGATAAATGGTAAACACAATGATTAAGAGAATGTTGGTTATGGAAAATAAGCAACGTAGAATGGTTTTTGGAACTAAGGCTAAGATGATTCACATTCATGCTATACAACTTTTGACTAAGCTGAAGGCTAGGTCTGATATTGAAGTAGCTAGTAATAACAGAATGTCCAGAGATTTGAAAGCTGAGGTAGAAGGTTTGAAGATGGAGCTAACAAATGCTGATGCAATGAAGGAAGAGTTTAAGAAGGTAGAGAAGAAGTTGAAAAAGTTGGAGAAGAAAAAAAAGAAAGCGAAGAAGGATTAATAAATGGGTCAAGCTCAAATATATGCTTACATGGTTAAGCATCCGAATGAATGGATAAAGATTGAAGTGTTGAAAAAACTCTTCGGTAAATCTGCTAGTTTTTGTTGTCGTAAAATGTGTGATGCTAATGAGATGTCTCGAAGACGACAGAATAAGGGCGGTATCAATCCACCATTTGAATATATCTATAACCCAAAGAAACACTTATAAAAAGTAATTGACTTTAGTATGTATGGAGAGAACGAAGTGTGAAATCTGGAGCAGAGTTGTTGGATACCTTCGTCCCACGTCGAGGTGGAATGATGGAAAATCTCAGGAATTTTCAGAAAGGGTAGTGTTTAAAACTAATTGTTAATATTCCTTTGACCCAAAAGTTTAAATACTTGTAATACTATATAATACTATGGGAAGAAAAACTGATAACGTGTTGATTTTATGTTATGTCTTCATGTCTATATTTTCTATAGGGTTAGCGTTTCAATATGCTGATGACAATTCCATCGGGGTTGAATTAACCAAGCCTAATGATACTCTAATCAATGATACTCTAATCAATGAGAGTAGGTTTCCAGACATCGGATTTTTCTATAAGGATTGTGAAGTCTTTGCAGATGATATTGTATCCTTTTCTGAATGTGTTGGTGATAGGGTTAAGCTAGTTTACAAATATGTAGAATCACCTGACAACCCTGAGTTCGGATTCAAGGAGTATGATTACCTGATTGAGAATGGTGGAGATTGTTATGATTGGGCTTTGTTCTATGAGATGATATTCAAATTAACCAGTGATGTGACTGGAGCATATTATGAGGTTGTTTTAATTAATACAGATATTGGTTATGAAAATGGACTTCAAATTCAATATGGTCACGCATTCACAGTAGTTTCTACTGAGGATGGATATTGTGTATTAGACCAGACGGAAATAAAATGTGAAGTATTCTCAGAATGAAGGTAACTGATTTATTAAGAGAGATTTGTGATGTTGATGATAGAATATATTTTGATAAAGATGATTTCTCTTATACGATTATGATTAAGATTGATGATGTATCTCAACATTTTGTTGGTATGATTCCAATTCCTAAGGAGGATGATTGGATTGGGTTGATTTTGTATAAACATCATGTTGAGGAGAAGATTAATAATGTATATGAAATCTTGAAAAGTAATGCAGAAAATAAAAAGACTTATAAATAACATTAACTAATATTAAACATGGTAGAAGAAGAAAACCCATTTATACAAGAAGCTCCTAATGTCCATGCGGATGCAGTTACAAAAATAGCTCCTGTTGTATCTCCAAAGAAAACTAAGAAAGCAAAGAAACAATCTCCTATTACAGTTGAGAATTTTCCAATTTATGTTAAAGGCTCTTGTGGTATTTTGAAAACAATCGCAGAGAAGTATAAATGTTCTAGGGTTGATATTAAGAGGTTTCTTGAAAAGAATCCAACTATGATGGATTATGTTAAGGAAGAGTCGCAGAACATGATTGACTCTGCTGAAAACAAATTACATTATTTAATGGAGAATGGTGATGAGAAAGTCCAGCTTAACTCAGCACAATTTATTTTGAAGAACCTAGCGAAAGATAGGGGCTACACTGAGAAGAGCATTGTTGCACACGAAGGACTTGGAGAAGTCAGTATCAATGTAATCATGCCAAAAGCTCCTAAGAAAGAGGAGAAGAAAAAGGATGATACAGATTAATTTTAAGCCTACATTTAAGCAGTCGATAGCTTACATGAAATTGAAGGATAACATTACCAGAGAGATTGGATATGGTGGGAGTGCTGGTGGCGGGAAAAGCTATTTAGGATGTTTCTGGTTGTTATCACAATGTTTAGCATTCCCCGATGTAGTTTATTTGATGGGTCGTAGAAGTCTTACAAATCTGAAGCGAACTACACTTTCCTCATTCTTTAAATTGCTAAAGGACTTGAAGATTAACCCAGACGATATATTCAAGATGAACAATCAGTCAAATGAGATTGTCTTCCATAATGGTTCTAAGATTCTTCTGATGGATATGGCTCACCAGCCAAGTGACCCAGAATATCTAAGGTTTGGTGGATTGGAATTGACAGGGGCTTTCTTGGATGAAAGCAATGAGATTGACCTTAAAGCTATTCAGATTATCAAGACGAGAATTGGTAGAGGTAATAATGATAAATATAATATTCTTCCTAAATTACTTGAAACATTCAATCCCTCTAAGAACCATGTTTATACAAGATATTACGCACCTTGGAAAGAGGATTCATTATTCGATTATGTTTGTTTCATCCCAGCATTGGCTACTGATAATCCACATCTACCAAGAGACTATATCATCCAGTTGGAGAACTCTGATGAGATTACTAGACAGAGATTGCTTCTAGGTAACTTCGATTATGATGACGATGCTAGAGCCATGTGTAAATTTGAGAATATCAGGGATTGTTTCACTAATGATTTTATAAAAGCAGGTAAGAATTTTGTTGTGTCTGATTTAGCGATGCAAGGACGTGATAATTTTGTGGTTACAACATGGGAAGGGTTACGAGTTAAGTTCCCAGTGATAAGAGCTAAGTCTGATGGTAAAGATATTGAGACAACTCTGAAGAAATATGCAGAAGATACAAAGACTCCACGAAGTAGAGTTCTAGCTGATTCTGATGGAATGGGAAATTACTTGGAGAGTTACATGAAAGGTATCAAAGAGTTCAAGGGTGGTAAACCTGCTAAGGATGGTGATGTTTATCGTAACACTAAGAATGAGTGTGCTTTCAAATTGGCTGAGATGATTAACTTAGGTAAATTATATATTGATATTCCAGAAAGTCAGCAGGTTATGATTAAAGGAAAATATAGAATGTTGAAGCAGGTTATAATTGAGGAGTTGAGTCAGTTGAAGAGAAACAATTTAGACAAGGATATGAGCAAGAAAGAGATTATAAACAAGGATGAAATGAAGAAAAATCTGGGTAGGTCACCAGACCTTTTGGATTGCCTAATAATGAGAATGTATTATGTTGTAAATAAAAGGTCTTTCAGGGTTGGGTCTGGATAATGAAAAGACTTATAAATAAATAATACTCTAAACTACTATGGGATTATTTGATAGATTTAAAAAAGCAAAACCAGCACCAAACAAGGAGTCAAAGAAGTCGGGAAAGAAGTCTCAGGACACTTGTACGTCCAAATCATTTGTAGTTACTGATGATATTTTAATTGCTTATGCTCAATCAGACCCAATTATTTCTGCTGGAGTTCAAGTTACTGTGGATAATGTTTGTACTGGTTATAGTTTTAAAGCTAAAGAAGATAATGATGAAGCTACTAGACAAATCGAGGAAGCTGATAGATTATTTTATGATGATAATTTCTTAGAGAAAATTAAGAATCTTACTAAATCTATTGTTATATTGGCTGATGCGTATCAGGAAAAACGAATTTGGATTGACCAAGGTAAGACTATGTTTAAGTCCGATGTTATTGATACACCGTCTATGAAAATAAAGAAAAATGATAAAGGCGAATTAACTGGATATGCTCAGGAAATTGATGGGACTGAAAAGGTTAAATTTGGAATTGATGATGTTGTTCATTATACATCAAATATTTTTGGTAGTTCATTGGAAGGACAATCACTAATCTCTGCTGTTTTATATTCATCTGCTCTAAAGAAATTTATTGAAAAATATAATGGAGATGTGTTCTCTAACTTTAAGCCAAGAGGAGTTTGGACTTTCCCAGAGGAAATGGGTGAAGAAGAATACGATTTGAATGTTAAGTCTATCGTCGATAATAAGACAAAATCTCATAAAGATATTTTTCTAAAAGGTGAAGGAATAAAATTTACCTCTTTTGATGCTCAAAAGGATATGGATTTCAAGAACGCTTTATCTGAAGCTAGATTAGAAATCATCGTAGGTATGTTAGTTCCACCAATTATGCTTGGTATCCCAGAAGGTTCAAACAAGGCTAGTGCTGATGTAGAGTTACAAGCATTCGATAGAAGAATAGCTTCACTTCAGAAAGCTATACAGTATAAAGTCGATACTGAATTATTAGCTCCATTAGGATTAGACCTAATTAGTTTTGTTTTGGACAAGGCTAGTAAGAGAGATGAAGTCCGAGAAATAGAGAGAGTTACATTGATGAAAGGGTTAGTTACTTTGAATGAAGCTAGAAAAGAATTGGGTTTACCAGAATTGGACGATGAGGAATTTCCAGAGGCAAATATGATTTGGAAGGACTCTACTAATGAATCTTACCCAGAAGATACTTCTGAAGAAAGCGATGATAGTGGAGAGCGTAGCGACGATGCACAAGACTTAGAGAAATCTATGAAGTTTAAAAAAAAAGTCGAATCTGAGGATAAGCCAAAAGTACACATTGAATTGAATCCTATCACTGACGCTGATGTTAATTCTACACTATCAATTTTTAAGAAATGGAACACTAAATCAAAATCTAAGATAAGGGAAGAGATGTCTAAATTTACTAAAGTAATCAAAGACCCTAAGGAGGTTGTAGATGCTGTTAAAGCAACTGTTGATTGGCAAATTTTAGCAGAGTTATATTCAGCAGACATTGTTAAGAAATATATCGAGAGTGGAGATTATGCTGTTGGAAAGCTAGGTAGAAACTTCACACCACGAGCAGATGAGATTGAGTTCTTAAAGAATTATAATTTTGATTTGATTAAGTCTATGGAAGATAGGAATACTGATGCTCTAACAAACACTCTACGAAGAAATATACTTGAGGGTAAATCTACTGCTGACTCTACTGTTGAGGTTATGGGTATAATGGATAAAACTAGGGTGGAAGCTGAGAGGATTATACGAACTGAGTTGAACAGGGCTAATTCAAACGGAGCATTATCTGCTATGGAAAGTATGGGCGAAATGAATATCAAAAAGTATTTGCTTATGGTCGATGATAAGGTAACGTCGGACATCTCCAAAATATTTAATAAGAAATATGGTTCGGCTGAACAAGCAATTCCACTTGAGGATTTGTTTGGTATAATCTATAAAGGTAAGAAGATTGAAGGTAAAGCAACACCGCTACACATTAATGACAGAGATACTTTAGTTTTCGTATCTGATTGATATTGGAAATACTTTTAAATATAGTGAGATATGATTTGTTATGGTAAAAACTAATGCAGTAACAAGCAACGGATATTTATTCAAAGATAAGTCTAGCAATCACGAATCTGAAGTTACTGACCTATTGGGTTTCAATAGAATTAACATTCAGATTACCCCGACAGGAGATGTTATTGGTTCAATAGTTGAGATTTATGCTTCTTTCGATAAGTCAAAATGGAAACTTGTAGATACTACAACTATTGAGGACGAGGATATTCAGGAATACACTGCGGTGGATGTTCCAAGATATTACTATAAAGCTGAATTAAAAAACTATACAGGAAGTGGAAGCGTATCAGTCCTCTATACAGCGAGTGATTAAAAATGACAGAATTTAAGAATGGATATGATAAGGGTTCTCAAATAGAACTGAAGGAACACGATGAGACAGCCGAGGCTAAAAGAGTGAAGCAAGTTAATGATGATGGAAGCACATATCAAGCCCCTGCTCTAGTTATAACAAATGCAATAAACCAGACAAATTATGATTTAAACGCATCAGCATTTTCTGCTACTACTAATATTAATAATGATTATTTCTTTGATAGTATTGAGTTAAATTTCTCAACAAACGAAGCAAAGACTATCACAATCACAAGCTCAGACGGAACTATTTTATGGGGTGGAGATGTAAACACATCTAGTTCTAATAAGGGATACAATACAACTGCTAAGAATTTTAATTTAATATTTCAGCAAGGATTTAATGCTAATGAAAATATAACAGTTACCGTTACTCAGTTGGCATCGGCTGGAATAATGGATTGTATTTTAAAAGCAACAGAAGGGCAATCTACTCTTAATGGTACTCCAAGTTTAGGGGCTGGGGATGAGGTTATTGGGAAGGTAAAAATAGTAGACCCAATCACAGGAAAAGAAGTAAATGTTGAAAAGAATGGTGGACTAGCTATTAATGTTCAAGACCAACATACTCCAATAATCATTGCATATATGAATAATGAAGAAGCGAGTTCAACCCTAGCAACAAATCCTACAGTAATTAATGATTTATCTTTTGATGTAGTAGATGCAACTGGTTTTACGATTGGTGGTTATCTCTCAATTTTTAGTGTTCCTGATAATAGATTTTATTTAGCTAGTATTTTAAATATTGTATCTAATACAATCACTGTCGATACTCCATTAGATTTTGCTTATCCAGTTGGCTCTTTTGTTACGTCTGGGAATAGAAACATGAATGTTGATGGAAGCACTACACCAGTTATTTATGGATTAAGAAATACTGAAGAAGCTATTGGAAGTGCTTTTGATATTACAAGAATAATGTTTGTATGTCTAACAGAATCCTCAATAGACTTATCAAAGTTTGGAGATATTGCTGATGGATTAACAAACGGAATTGTATTAAGAAAGAAGGATGGAGAGATTAGAAATATTTTCAATGTAAAAACAAATGGGGAGTTAAAAAACATGATGTACGATTTTGATATTAGTGCTTCTACTAATCCACAACAGGGTCAAGATGGGTTTGTTGGAAGATTAACCTTCTCTGGACAATCTAAAATGGGAGTAACTCTAAGATTAGAGCCTGGCGAAGATATGCAAATAATTATACAAGATGATTTAACAAGTTTGACTAGATTTGCGATAATAGCAGAGGGGCATACGGTGACAGACTAATGGTAAAAAGAATGATTATCGACGGTGTTGATGTAACTCAATATGAAATAATATCAATGACTGATTTAAGTGATGTTACTATTTCTGATATTGTTGATAATGATTTATTACAATATAATTTAAGCACTGGGGAGTGGGAAAATGTTACCATCGGTTCTTTAAATACTAATTTTGTGCCTTATGATGGTGCTACTAAAGATGTTAATTTGGGTGCTAATATTCTATCTGTGGATTCAGATATTAAGATTGCTCTTAATGGCATTGGCGGAAATACATATCTTATTTATAATTCAGGAGCAGACCAACTTGAACTTTGGAAGGGTGGTGTCCTACAAGTATCATGGTAAATGAAAATAGCGGAGGTGAAATCCAGTGGTAATGAAGGTCTATGGAGATTTAGAATTAGATGGAACTGCTCTACTTAGAAAGAATGTAACTTTAGAAAACATAGGACATCATATTGCTGGGTTATCTCATGATGGACATGTTCATTTACATCCACATGGAAGTTTTGAAAATGGACTTTCTACTAAGGATGCTCAACAGCTTCAAGCTTTTCAATACTTACCACACGAGATTATAATACCTGATGATACTGGTGAATGGACAGGTATGTCTTATGAATATGATTATCCTTCAGTTGACCATAGGATGTTTAAGAATGTGTATTACAAAACAGGAGCAAAACCAGCAACACAGGATATAACTTTTCAAGTATGGGAAGGAGAAGATGATTCTGGTGTCCCATTTTTTGAGCAAACATATCCAGCTAGTTTATTCGTTGCTAACACTGAGATAACTGTTAAGGCTAAAGGTTATCTTGAATTTGATAAGGATATTAATTATCACATCAAAATTTCAAGTGCAGAAGATTTTTCACTTAAATGTACTTCCGATTTATTATATCCTTGGACTGCTGGTGATATTAGTTTAGTTAGAGAAGATAATTTAATTCAAGCAGAACCTTGGGAAGCTGGAAAGAATTATGAAGTAGGTAACTGGGTTATCGAAAATCGTAGAATCTTTTCATGTCTAACAGCAGGGGTACAAACTGGTGACTTCGCTAGTAACAATCGTAGATGGAATTGTGTATCTGAACACTTTGATTATTATAATAGTACAACTGGATGGTTGTCAGGTGGTGAAATAAGTATTAATGCTATCGACAATACGCTTATAGACATCACAGCAGGTTCAATGCTTAGAGCTGATTATTCTAACCCTTCAAATCCTGTTACACATGTTGTTCATTGGGATGCTTATGTTGGTGTAGACCCTGAATTAACCTCTGGTACTAAATGGATAGCAATAGTAGGTTCTGAAAATAATACGCATGTAGTATCATTTGATAGTGAGTTCAATGCTGTAGCTAGACGAGAGACTGCTGTTATAGGCAGAGTATGGAACACCCAAGGCACATATCCAATTATTGATGGAGTTGCTAATTACAAACATCCAGCTTCGGGAATACAGACAGCCTTTCAAGACTTTATTCTTGAATATGGAGCATGGAATATTTCAGGAAATGTATATTTCCCTGCTGTAGCAGGTAACTTACTATTAGGTAAATCATCAGGAATGTCCTACAGATATGCGGCTGATACAACAGAAGGTATAGAAAATGTTCACCCTGATAGTGGAGCAACAGCAATTAACTCTTACTTCTACGCACTGCAAGGTTCTAGTGTTATGCCACAGACAACTATTGACCCTAACTATTGGGATAATGATGGAGTACGAACAGAAATCCCAGTTGGTAAGTGGTCTATACAAGAAGTATGGTATTACCCAGTAAGTGAACTACTTACAATGCTATATGGACAAACACTTTTTGACACACGAACATTAGCAGAAAAAGCAGTATTAACTGAAGTGCCTACTCGTAATAGAGAGGATTTAAGTGGAGCTATTCTACGAGCATATTTAGTAGTACAGCAAGGAGCTACAGACCTTACAGATACCAACACTGCTATAATTCACGAAGTGATAGGTGCAGGGCAAATGGGAACTGGCAGTAGTGCTTCAGGTGCAAGTCATTGGACTAGCTCAAACGGTGTACTGTCTCCAACCGAATCTGGTGAAGGTGTCGGAATTGGGACAAATGACCTGAGTACAAGTTTAGGTGATTCTCTATTAAAAATTAAATCTCCTCAGCCTTCGTTTAATGCCTTTGCTGTAGAGAGCAGTTTAGGTAAAGACCTTCTATGGATAAGAGAAAGTAGCGACGGTGATGGTTCAATACATATGTTTGACAAGAATGAAACACAGAAGGTATTGTTTACTACAGATACGGCAGTTTCATATGACAATAGTGGTGGTAATTTCGGGATTGGGACGGATAGTCCTGATGCTAAATTGCATGTTAATGGTAATGCTATTGTAGGTGGTGTTCCTACACCTCTAGGAAATCCGCTTCATGTTTACCAAAGTGATTCAAGTGTGGATGCTACTGCTGGTTTAGTCGTAGAGCAAGCTGGTTCAGGTGATGCAGTTATTCACTTTCTATTAACAGGTAATCGATTTATGACTATGGGTCTTGACAAGTCTGATGGGTCGAAATTCAAGATTTCCAAGAACGCTGAATTAGGATTAGGGGAAGACTACTTTGTTATTGATGATGAGACTGGTGATGTTGGGATTGGAACAAGTAATCCTGTCAGCGAGTTTGAGGTTCGTCTTGGCTATAATCCTGAGAATGATTTTAGTCAAGGTTCACGTATAAGTTGGAATACTGGTGATAGGTATATGACACAAGGAGTTCTCGATGGTTACAGTCGATACGGTCTTTATGGAAGAGGTCTTGGAGGTCAACCTGAACATAGAGTATGGACTATTGATACTTGGAACGGTGGTGGTGGGATTGATGATTTAGACTGGCACAGATGGTATTGTACAGGTAAGATTGGCATGATGCTACAAAATGGTATGGTCAAAATAGGAGATGACTTATCAAATATGGTTGCTCCAACTCATACGCTAGAAGTTGATGGGGATAGTATGATTCATGGTTATCTTAAATTAGATAGCACATTAATAATGTCTGACAGCACTCCAATCCTTTGGGGTGATGGCTCAGTATCTATGATGGCAAATAGTGATATAGCTAATGAGTATTGGAAAATTCATACTGGTGGAGAAACTCGTTTGATAATTCTTGGTGACGGTAATGTTGGGTTTGGGACTGATGAACCTAATTCCAAAGTAGCTATTCAATATAATAATGCAAGTACAGACCTTTCTTCTATTGGAAATGAATCTATTGGATTAAAAAATACTAATGGAACAGATGGAACTTGGACAGGTATTCTTAATCATGGACTTTATAATCATTCTTCAGGAATAGCATTTATTAACGACATCTTTGATGAAAATGAAGGTTCAATTAGACTTATGGTTATGGGAGCGTGGGGATGGTTAGAAAATGCTTTAGTAGTATCTGCTAATGGTAATGTAGGTATTGGAGTTACTATTCCTACATATAAACTAGATGTAGACGGAGATATGAATGTTAATGGAGATTTAATAATTGATGGATTGACTATTGAAGGAGCTGTAGAAATTAACGGTGATGCTTTGACTACTGAAACTATATTGAATATTCATGGTAATTCAGCAGACACTAGCGTTAGAAATTTAGTATTTATTCATAACGATAATATATTAGCAACAAATACTACTTCGTTATATGTTCGACAAGATGTAGGTGGAGCTATGGCTATTGAAATAGATGGTGGTATATTCAAGCATCGAAGTACAGCGACGACAGGAATAGGTTGGGAACTAGATGCTGATTATGTGACTGAAGGAAAAGCTCTTTATGTTCAAGGAAACGCATTAAGAACTGGAAGCCTAGCTAGTTTTTATAGTAATTCATCTAACACCTCAGGAAGAAATTTAGTTGAGATTCATAACGATAATACATTGGCTGTAACAACAACTTGCCTACATCTACAAAATGATTCAACTGGTGATGCTCTAGCCACAATCGGAGGTATTACAATTTATACTGGTGAGCTAAATATTAATGCAGGTGGTGCTAACATCACTGGTGGCGACCTTGACCTAACCAACGGTGACTTTAACATCAGCAACGGTGACATCAATATCAATAATGGAAGAGACCTAAATATATCAAGTGGTGGTGACATCAATATGGCTCAATACTCAAACATTATTATGACTGGGGATATTAGAATTACAGGAACTATTGATATTACTAATGAAAATTTAAACATGGAAGGTGGAAATATTATGGTAAACGGTGGAAAACTAAGTTTTTGGGGAACATTCCCTACATTTGTTTTACCAAGACTTCCTCAAACTGCAATCGACATATACCCAGCAAAAACTGGTGGTCAGATTGTTTATAATACTACATATGATATTGCACAATGTTGGGACGGTTCAAGTTGGCGTAATATGTGGTCGTAATCAAAACCTTTATATAGTCTAATATCATCTAATATTCATGGAAGATAAAGAGACTTCAAAGGATGTTGAACAAGAACCAGTTACAACAACTGAAGTGAAACAAGATTCTGAAAAATCAAAAGTATTTGATATTAGTGCTAAAGATAGAATGATTTTAATGAATGTTTTACCAAAGGAAACTACTTATGTTACTATGAGACTTTTAGTTAATTTAAAAGAAAAATTAGAGCTTAATGAGAAGGAATATGAAGAATACAAAATAGTTAGATACCCTAATGGAAGTATTCAATTTCAAGATTTAAAACTTGCTGAGACAATCAAGGCAGTTAGAATTGATAATCTAGTTATTGGAATTATCAAAGAGGAATTTCAGAAGCTAGATAAGGAACAGAAGATTACATCTGAGTTAGTTGAGTTATACGAGTTATTTATTAATTAATTTTTCTTAGGAAACAAAAGACTTATAAATAAGTTATCATTCTATTCTTTATGGATAAACAATTAATCAAAAGATTATTCGAGAAAAAAATCTCAATGCGAAGACTTTGTAAGAAGTTTAGTCTATCTGAGAAAGAAGTTCTAAAGATTGTTTCTAAAGACCCTGTTGTTGAAGCACCTGTTGTTGAAGCACCTGTTGTTGAAGCACCTGTTGTTGAAGCACCTGTTGTTGAAGAAGTAGTTGAGGAACTTGAAGAGTTAAAAGAAGTTCTTGAAGCACCTAAGGAAGAGGAACTTGCACAACATACTCATGTTGAAGAAGCACCTGAAGTTAAGAAAGAATCTAGTAAGAAGTCTAAGAAGACATCTAATAAAAAGGAAGAATAACAATGAAACAAATTCAATTAAGTAAAGAAAACATTAGTTTTGCGATTCCAGCAAAGCTAGAAAAGTCATTTTCTATTGACAAATCTAGTGAACAAGTTCCAGATATTTTTGGTGACATTGATTTAAAAACTGGTAAATATTTCTGGGGATATGCTTCTGTGGATGTTAAAGATACACAAGGTGACAGAATTACTCTAAGTGCTTTGGAAGCTGTTAAGGACGAGTTAATTATTGCTCCATATAATAAAGTTTTTATTTCTCACGATTATCAAGACATTGCAGTTGGTATGATTGTTGCTACTTCTATGGATAGTAAAGGTTTGCTTATTTTGGCAAAGTTGAACGAAGACCATAAAAGAGCTAATGAAGTTTGGAGTTCTCTACAAAGTGGATTCTTAGATGCTTTCAGTATCGGTGGTAAATTTGTTACTGTTGAAACTTATTGGGATGAGAAGAAAGAAGAGTATTACAATGTCGCTACTAAGATTGAAGCTAGTGAAGTATCTCTTACAAGTATTCCCGCAAACCCAGAATCTCTATTACTAGGTGCTTTTGAGAAGGCTAGGAAATTTGTAAAAGCTGAGATTGAAAAAGAAAGACTTATAAATGATAGTGGCGTGATTAAATTAGATAAAATGGTAGAAGATAAAAAACTAGAGGAAGGAAATTCTGGAGAAGGCGACAATAACGACGCTGGTAAAGATAATTCTGACGCAGAAGCTAAGAAAGCTGAAGCTGAAAAACTTGAAGCTGATAATAAAGCTAAGACAGACGAAGAAGCTAAAGCTAAGGAAGAAGCCGACAAGAAAACTGAAGATGATAAGAAAGCTGAGGAAGACAAGGCTAAAGAAGAAGCTGACAAGAAAACTGAAGAAGATAAAAAGGCTGAGGAAGAAAAGAAATCTAAGGAAGAAGCCGACAAGAAAACTGAAGAAGAAAAAGCTAAGGCTAAGGAAGATGCTGACAAGAAAGCTGAGGAAGACAAGGCTAAAGAAGAAGCTGACAAGAAAGATAGCGAAAAACTTATTGATGCTAAAAAGGTAATTGAAGACCTAACAAAGAAAAACACAGACTTAATTTCTGAAATCGAAAAACTCAAAGAAGAGAACAAAGAGTTGAAGAAGATGAAAAAGTCTGAAGGGGCAGAAGCCTCAGATAATTCAAGCGAAGATGATAAGGAGGACAAATCAGACCTTGATAAAACGGATGAGCCGATGAGAAAATCATACACAATCACGAAAGATTACACATTAGATTCTAATAAACCTAAGAGTAAGACAGAACAAAGTGAATTTATGAAATGGCTCAACAATTAAACTATAATTAAATTTACAAAAAACTCAAAATGGTATTACGAAAAGCAGTATTAGGAAGCGATTACTACAAAGGTTTGAACGAACTCTCTAAGGGTGCGGACTTATCTGGTAACAACTTCTTTATGAAAGCTTTAACAAGCGATACAGCCAACGAGGGTGCGGAATTTATTCCAAAGTCTTGGAGTGCAGATATTATTCGAGAAGTATATGAGAGAGCGTGGCACAGACAAGTAATCCCTACGATTACTATGACTACTGAGACACAGCATATCCCATCTTTTACTTCAAGAGTAAGTGCAGTCTATGTTGGTTCAAATATTACTACTTTGCCACAAGCAGACCAAATCCCTGAAAGCGATTTGGCTACTGACGAGAGAATCATTGTTCTAAAGACATTGGTTGTTAACTTACAAGTTAATAACAAATTCTTAGCTTACAATGCTTCTAGTCAGATTGAAACTATGCTGAAGGAAGATATTATCTCAGGAATTATGGAGTCAGAAATTGACGCTATAATCAACGGAGATACTACTGCAACTCACATGGATGACGATGTTACAGATGCTGACGACCCTAGAAAAGCTCTAGACGGTCTAAGAATCTTAGCTGGTAAAAGTATTGATGTCGCAAATGCAGGGTTCACTGAAGACACAGTTTCAGCAATGTTACTAAGTCTGGCTCGGTATGCACAGGGTAAGAAAGATAGATGTGTTCTATTAATCTCTCCTCAGATTGCAGACCAAATCCGAAGAAATGTTATTCCAATCCAAACTCTAGAAGTTTACGGACAGGGAGCAACTATTTTTAAGGGTGAAATGCCACCTATCTTTGGTGTACAACCTATCGAAACGAATTACTTACGAGCAGACCTAAACGCCTCTGGTGTTAGGGAAACTGCTGGTGTTGTTGACAGAACTATTGCAGTTATGTTCAACGCTGACGAAGTGTTCATTGGTATTTCAGCTTACGCTGACAGAGCAATGAAATTCACTAAGAAAGAAGAAACTGAATTCGATAGAAAGAGACTTATTATTGTAGAAGACTTCGGTTTTCAAGCAAGACACGTCGATGCAATTGTTAAAGCCTACAATGTTAATATAACTTCTTAATTGGAGTAAGTTAACATACAAAATTTTTTTTATTTTTAAACTCTCATCGAGGGGATTCGTCCCCTCGATTCTTATTATTTTATACGATATTTGTCCGACACTCTCTAATATTAGGTAATAGTAAAGTTTATATACTTCGACTTCCTGATATTATTACAATGGAGGCACTTAATATGGAAAAAGAAAATGAAAAAATTACTTTTCATTTAGTTGATAATACCAAGGAGAACAAGTTTAGTTTTTACCAGATAGTTAAATGTGGAATGACTGTTGGAATAATTCACATTCAGGACGGTAAAGCATCTGTTGATATGGATAACAAGTTTTGTGAAAAATTTGTTCTTGAAGATGTTAGAATTTTATATATGTTCCTTGCTCACATAGAGAAAAGAGTTAGGGCTATTTTAGAATTTTTTGAGAAGGCAAGAATCGCTAATGAAAATTTTGAATCACCATTTGAGCATGAATCATTCTTTGAAGAAGATATGAAAGAAGCAGGTTACAGGCGTATGAAAATCACCGATGCAATAATGAGAGAACGAAAATTACTAAATTTACCTTTATAATATTCAACACAATTTTATTATTTATTTTTTATTATACAAAATACTTATAAATGCAAGTATCGTCTATTCTCTATGGTAAAGAAAATACTAAAAATATTAGGAGTCTATTTTTTAGACTTAGGTATTAAATATTTTGTTAGGTATGCAGACAAAAATAAGGACGGTAGTGTCTCTGCTAAAGAGATGAAATTATTCCTTAAAGACGTGGATACCAAAATGAAAAGACTTATAAAGAGGAGAAACATTAACTAACTATGGTAGCTACATCAGTAATCAAAGTATATACAACAGCAAGTTTAGCTGTAGAAGAAACTGCTCTAAATGCAAATTTTCTAAGTGCAGATACTCACTCAGCTGACCCAGCAAGTGATAATCCAATTAATGTTCCCGACGCTGGTTCTTCATATTCTTATGAAAGAGTTTTGGCTATGGATTTCTCAGGTTCTTTTAATTCTATTGATAATATTTTAGCATGGAAGTCTGGTGGTTCATTCAGCGACGGTGCTTTGGCTATTAAGGCTTCAGTTGAAACAAGTGTATTCACACCTGTAAACACTGCAAGTCCAAGAGCTACAGTCGATATTCCAACAAGCGAGGGTAGTGCTTTAGATTTATCACAAGCATCTCCAATTACAGTTCCCGGAATTTCAAAATATTTAGATATGCAATTAGTTGTACCAACTGCTGTTGTAACTTTAGGAACTATCGGTACACAACAATTTACAATTCAATACGATGAGAGTTAAGGTATAACGAAACATTTATAAGTGACTAATTCTAATATACTATATGAAAGATATAATAGAAAGACTATATTATGTAGAAAATAAATCTCAAAGACAAATAGCTAAAATCTTAGGTTTAAATCAGACTAGGATTAAAAGATTAATGAATAAATATGGTATTCAGGCTCGAAGTTTATCTGATAGTCAAAAAAATAATGACCTTAATCCTTGGAAAAATAAAACTGATTCTCATAAGAAAAATATTTCTAAAAAACTAATGGGTAATAAAAATTGTTTAGGTAGAATAGTTAGTCAGGAGACAAGGGATAAGATTTCTAAGGCTCAAACAATCACAGGTGAAAGTAAAAACGGAAAAGAATATAGAAAATTAGCTAAGGAGAATCTTAAACAAATATGTGTGAAATGTAAAATAACCTATGGGCTTTGTGTTCATCATAAAGATGGAGACCACTTCAATAATACCTTATCAAATTTAGAAATGAGATGTAGGTCGTGTCATATGAAATGGCATAGAAAATATCAAAGCGAAAAGTATTTAAAATAGAAAACACAAACAATATTATAAAACAACATTTTCAATACAATGAAATATATAAAAACAAAAACAAACGATTTTTCTTATGATGATATTGACTTAATATCATTCAATGCAATTCTTAAAGAACATGAAGATGAATTACTTTCTTTCGGCTACGATGTTAATGGTTTATTATTTGAAGTAGACTTGGAAGACAAAAAGATTTCTGTTAATGGAGTTGAGTATGAATTACCTGCTATGCCAACAATCCCACATGCTAGGTGGATTTCTTTTTGTAGAAAGCAGAAGACTTTCCCAACTATGGAAGTTAAGATTGTAGGTTATGGATTTGGGTTTCAATTTGAATTGAATGGAAAGAACTGTAAAAAATTAGTGTTCTATGATATGGAAAAGACGAGGTTAGAATAATATGACAGATATAACTTCATGGGCTGATTTAGCAGATATGAATAGTGATTTAACAGATGATTACGTTCTTACAGTTGATTTAGACCAAAACTCAGCTGGATACGATACTTATGCTAGTTCGTCTGCAAATAGTGGTGAGGGGTGGATTCCGATAGGAGATAATAGCACAAATTTTACTGGAACTTTTGATGGTGGTGGACATACTATTTCAGATATATTTATATCCAGAAGTGCTGATTATCAAGGATTGTTTGGAAGTTCAACTGGTTGTAGTATTAGTGATTTGGGTGTTTTAAACGTAGATATTACAGGCGATGAGTATGTTGGAGGTTTATGTGGATATATTTTAGTTAGTTCAACAATATCGAATTGTTATACTAGCGGTGATGTTGCTGGGGTTTCATATATTGGAGGTTTAATTGGGATTGCATCAGGTAGTGTAGTAAGTAATTGTTACTCTAATGCAGATGCAACCAAGACCGTTAACTATGCTAGTGGACTTATAAGTATCATTTTAGATAATTCCACAATACAATATTCATATTCTACTGGCTTTATAAGTGGAGGTGTAGGAACTAGGGGTGGATTAATAGCACTAAATTCAACATCAACTATAACAAGTTGCTTCTATGATACTACTACATCTGGACAAAGTGATACTGGTAACGGAGTTCCAAAGACAACAACGCAGATGGAAGATATAACAACTTTTAGTGCTTGGGATATTGTTGCTATAGGAAGTTATGTTGATGAAAATTGGTTTATAGATGATGGAAATGATTATCCTAGATTAGGAATTGAATATGTTCCCACACCAGACACGATTGATGCTGATGCTTATTTAATCAAAACATCATCAGACACGATTGATGCTGATGCTTCATTAATCAGATACAACCCAATTTGGACAGAATTAGAATCTCAAAGAACTAATGATTTTAGTAACTACGTCCCTAAACTTATTGGTATTAAGAATATGCCAAATAATAGAGTTATAGCTACAAATATGTGTGATGCTCTAGCGGATGATGGATATGTTAGATATATGAATTACAGTGACATGTCTTCTGTCTCAACTATTAAATCACTTAATTTTACAGAAATTGACACAACAAACTTTCACAGTAACGGAGGGTATATTGAGGATACTTCTGGTAATGTTTATAGTTTTCATAATAATGGTGTTAGTGTTTATTACAACAAATATAGTAACATTACTGATTCTGGGATGACTGTTGGTAGTAAAATAGCTACAAATATTTCAACAACTTATGATACAGTTAATAGTAAAGATGGGTCAAAATATTTTGATATTATTCCTCTGCAAACAGATAAGTGGTTTGTTAGTTATATGGATGATGACTTAGACCTTAGATATGCAATTTGCACTGCCTCTGGTGGAAGTTTGACATTTACTGGAAGGACAGAAATTAATGGTTCTACTAATTGTTACGGTGTTAGAGCGGAGAAGATTGATGATACTCATGTTATTTATTTTTACATTGATTTGTATAGTGAAGTTCAAGCAAGGATTGGAACATTGAGTGGGACAACAATGACTTTTGGTGCAGAGTTTACCGTCGCTACTGGTCGAAATAGAATACAAGGTATTGAGACTTTTATAAACGGTGACAATTATAGTGTTGTTTCTAGGGATAGTTCTACTGGAACTGTTAGGGTTGAGACTGTAGCTGTTGATGGCTCTTATGTTATAACATCAGATAGTAGTCAAATATTATCATTAACAACTTCAACTGAAACAGATGGTGATGTTTACATACACCATTCCACACAAAAGCATAATGGTTTCTTTTTGTCTATTAGACATAATAATGGTATCCATAATTCATTTCACAGTATTGGAGGAGATGGTCAATTAACAGAGATTCACGAAGAAACAACAATGCCTAATATTAATGATTTTTTAGCAGTTGGTAAGTTTTATGATTGGATAGATGAGACAACATTGCTGATGGTGTATAATGGAGACATAGGTGACCAATATAATTTTAGGACTATTCAACTATTTGAGGAATCAACTGTTAATACATATTCAAAGACTGTAGATGCTGATGCCGAATTATTCAAGAAGTTCTCTGATGATGTAGATGGAGACGCATCATTGTGGAAACAATCTTCTGACGATGTAACTGGTGAATCATTTTTAGTAAAAACATTATCAGATACTGTTGAGGGTGATGCTTCATTGTGGAAACAATCCTCAGACACTATTGATGCTGATGCTTCATTAGACAAACAATCCTTAGATACGATTGATGCTGATGCTTCATTATGGAAACAACCAAGTGATGTTATTAGCGGAGACGCTTCATTATGGAAACAACCAAGTTATATTATAACAGGTGATGCTGAAATTTATAAATCACCAACTAATGTCATCAGTGGTGACGCATTTTTATGGAAACAACCAAGTTATACTGTCGATGGAGATGCTTATTTGGATAAACAATACTTTGACACTGTTGATGGTGATGCTTCATTATGGAAACAACCAAGTGATGTCATCAGTGGTGATGCTGTATTATTCAAACAATTCTCCGATGTTGTAAGTGGTGATTCTTATTTGGATAAGAAATATTTTGATACAATTCAAGGTGACGCATACATACATGAAGAGATGGATGGAGAAATATTTGCTAACGCATATCTATACAAAAGATTCTCAGATAATGTTTCTGGTGAATCATATCTATATAAAAGATACTCGGACACTATTACTTCTGATGCTGAATTATACAAAGCATTAGGTGTAAATATTCAAGGAGATGCAGTTGTTTTTAAGACCTTTTTAGACACCGTTGATTCTGATTCTTATTTATATAAACGATACTCGGACACTATTACTTCTGATGCTGTATTATACAAAGCATTAGGTGTAAATATTCAAGGAGATGCAGTTGTCTTTAAACAGTTAATAAATAATATTGGTGGTGATGCACTATTATCCAAACAAATCTCAAATAATATTTTTGCTAATTCTTATCTATACAAACGATACTCAGATGATATTTCTGGGGATGCAATATTATTCAAACAATTCTCAGATGATGTTACTGGTGAATCATTCATTATTAAGACTTCTTCATTTGACATTGATGCTTCTGCATATTTAGAAAAGCTTTTGTTAATAAAACCATCAATTAAATTAGTAGAATATTTCAAAGCAAAAGGGTCTTCAAGAATCTTTGTACCATCTGGAATGGGTAGTTCGTTCAAACCAACTTTAGTTGTCAACTGATGAAAATACTTATAAACTTACAAACACAATAATTAACATGGGAAATTTAATAAACTGGAACGATACTCCATACCCTGCGGACTTTGATATAGTAAAAATCTATCGAAGTGATACTGAAGAAGGAAGTTATGCAGAGATAGGTAGTATTCCAGTGACTGAGGGAGTTTATTATGATTATGATGGGATTGACGGTAATTGGTATAAGATTAGATTTTACTCTACAAATCAAACAAAACATTCTGAATACTCAGACCCATTTGAAGCTGGGACTTCAAACCTCTATACAGACTATGCTTCTGTTTTAAGAATGGCTGGATTGACTGAAGAAACTTTACCAGACTCATTAACTACTGAAACTATTTATGAATGGATTTATGACATCTCAAGAAATATTGATAAGTCTACACAAACTGTTTATGGTAGGCTCGAAAATTTTACAATCACTGGTTCTAGTAAAACTGATTTAGATTCATGTAAAAATTGGAAATTGCCTTTCAAGAATGTGAGTGTCACGTCGGTGGGTTATATACTTAATCTTGAATCTCAGGAATATAATACTCTAAGAAATCATTATGATTATGAAGCTGAAACAAATGGTATTATCCATTTGTACTCTAATTCATATTATGGATTCTACAGATATAATGACATTCAGGCTATTGGAACTTATGGACTATTAACAATACCTGCTGAGGTTGAGCAGTTAGCTAAAATTATGACTGCAATTAGAATCTTCGTTCACATCACAGGTGGTTCTTACAATGATGTTACTTCTTATTCTCTTGGAGAATTTCAAGAAAGTTTAGGAGAACCCTACACAAACTTGAACGCAATGATTGGTATGCTTGAAAAGGAAAAGAAAAGATTAGAATTGGCAACTGGAATTTCATACAGGAAGTTTAAAATGAGGTTAGCATAATGGCACGAAATTATAAGGTTGGTTCTTTGGAAAGTTTCAAAGCAAACCCTTTGGCTCGTGGTGGAGTTGATGTTACTATTTACAAAAAAAGTACAACTACTGTTGATGAGTATGGAAGAGTTACTGGAATCACCGAGGACGCAGGGACTGCTGGTCGGATTGTTATTGCTAACATTACTAATAAAGATTTAAAAATATCGAATAGTGGTTTGAACATTGTTGGTAATATGAAGATTTATTTTCCTTATGATTTGATTGTTGCAGTGGATGATATTATTGATGATGGAACAAGAAGATGGAGGGTAAAAGCTATCACATCTACATACCCACCTGTTTATGGGATTGGGGTTGTGACTGCTATTGATTTAAATGGTAGTAGTTGAATATGACGATTCCGCAATACGCAACGCTCTTTCTAATGCTCTCTTTAAGGTTGCTCTTCGAGTTCAGGAAAAGGCGAAACAAAAAGTAAGTAAGGATACTGCCGACACAGCTCGAAATATTGTGATTGAACCAATGATTCCTAACCATTTATCTTATGATATTATATCTAAGAAAGCACATTCAAAATCTTTAGAGTTTGGTTCTGCACCACATTGGGTAGACCCCGATGAATTGAAGAGTTGGGCTAGAAGAAAGTTAGGTGATG